GTAAATAAAACCATTAGAATCACCAGCGATAGGATAGTTAAATACACCTTGGTCAATCCAACAACCTCTGTCTAGTTCACCAATAGACCAGACATTTTGTGCATAGTTCCATATCACATATTTATTAGGGGTGTATTGACTTGTACCGCTTGGAAAGCCCCACCATATCTCGTTGAAGTTAGAGTTGTGTCCACCCCATGATGCTGCTCTGCCTGGCACATTAAGATTATCAAAGACATAATCATGCACTTCGCATGGTATCTCTCTAACTGTGCCATCATAAACAAAGAAAGCGTTTTCACCCATCCATGCTAGGAAATTACCAGTAGGTACGATTACTCTGCGACCTACTGCTTTACAGTTTGTGCCAGCATCACCGATACCATAAACAAAAGGTGAGCCAACATACGACATTCTGCTAATACCAGTATCGCTAAACATAATAACATCTGAGCCAAACTTCACTCCGTATAAAGCTCTACCGCCTGTTGGTATTTGTAAATCACCAGCAGTATTGTTAGCTTTAGAAGTCCAGTTTTCTCTATCTTCGCGGTTTGACCATGCAATCTTTCTAGGATCGTCTGCTGATCCTACGGCTACCAAATGTCTTTCGTTGGTTACTAATACTGCTTTGTTGCCTGTAGGTGCATTGGTTACTGCGGTTGCAATAGCATCGGGTGTGCCACCAGAATTAGGCGACCATTCGTAAATCTTACCATCGCCTGAAAAGCAAAAGACTAAAATCTCGCCCCAGTTATCAAAGGAGAAATGACCTGTATCGAGTGGTAGTCCAGATTGACTTCTAGCATCTCCGTAATCTTCTTCACCATAGATATAAGCACCGAATCCAAGCGGATCGTTGGTTGCATCATTAACAAAACCAACAGGGGTAATGTCTGTCCAGGTGTTATCGTAAAGTGTGTAAACTTTCTCTCTAGTACCAACTGCTAAGATAGGTTGACCTAAATTATCGGAATACGCATACATCCCAATGGGTTCACCATCAAGTGCAAGGTTTCTTAACTTAGACCAGCCACCTATAGGTTTTAGGTAGCCATTTTCAAAACGAACTAAATCCCCGTCAACCCAACGGCCTTTGTTGGCATAATCAGTTCCGTTCTTGACTATGCCTGCGGGTGGGGTGATTGGGAATAATGCCATTCACTTAGCTATTGCTAGAAATGTAGCTTTTACCTGTAGAAATAGCAGAGTTATAGCTAGACTTATCTGATCCATCAGCTACGACTTCTTCATAAGCCAAAATGATTTCAAGATGGTCAACATTACGCTGAACCATATCGTTGATTTCACTTTGTTCTAAGCCTTCTACATTCCAAGAGCCATCGTTTACACCATTAATCAAATCAACAGAATCAGTTGCTGCTGATAGGATTTGTGTTACATCTCTTTCTTCCATGTTTTATTCTCCTTTTAGAATATTAATTTCAGCCTGTAGGCTATCACATTTTGCTGACAATTCTTGTACAGCTTTAATTAAAGGTTGTACAAACATTTCTTGCGAAATACCTTGTATGCCATCACTTGTTTCATGCCAACCTGCAAAGTCTGTAATGTTGTTGTCATCCATTGCTTGTTTAACTTCTTGAGCAATAAGACCATACATTTTATGGTCAACTCTTCTTTGAGTTTCATTTGGATCATAATCAGGTAAACTTGAATCAATGTTAGCTCTTGGCTTCCATTTGTAAGTAACAGGTCTTAAATCGTTTATAAAGTCTAGACCACAATCTGTATCTGTAATCTCTTCTTTATATCTCACATCTGATGCTTTAGTCCAAGTAGCACTTGATGTAAACAGGGCGTAAATTCTATCTGTTCCTGCTCCTTTGCCTAAAGTTACATAGTTATCCCCAACATTTACAATGTCATGTCCAATTCCGATGCCGTTTGTGGTAGATGTTGAAACACCTCTAGCATTATAACCAATAAAAATATTATTACTTCCTGTTATTTGGTTATTACTTGCTCCATATCCAATAGCAACATTTTGAGTACCTGTAGTGTTTGCTGTGAGTGCATCATTTCCAACTGCGGTATTATATGAAGCAGTCGTATTAGCATCTAAAGCTGTATAACCAACCGCAACATTATTAGAACCAGTTGTATTTGCATTAAGTGAAATACCACCAATTCCCAAATTAGCACTACCAGTTGTGTTTACCAACAAAGCGTTGTAACCGATTGCCAAATTGTCATTTGCTGTAGTGGTTGATGTAAGAGCCTGATGCCCAATAGCAATATTTGCAAGAGCAGTAGTAATTGCTGTTCCTGCTCTGTAACCAATACCAACATTTAAAAATCCTGTAGTATTAGATTTTAGTGCTTCAAAACCAACTGCGGTATTAGAAGCACCTGTAGTGTTTTCTAAAAGTGCGTGATAACCAACTGCTGTACAGTTTGAAGCTGTTGTATTGTTTTTAAGAGATTGTTTTCCTAACGCTGTATTATAACTTCCTGTACTGTTATCAGATAAGGTAAAGTACCCAAGAGCAGTATTTTCAGTTCCAGTAGTATTAGCATCAAGTGCTAAAGAACCTACTGCTGTATTATTAGCACCTGTAGTGTTTGAATAAAGTGCATCATTACCGATAGCAGTATTATTGCTTCCTGTATTACTAAAAAGTGCTTCATCTCCAACTGCGGTGTTATAGTTTCCTGATACTACGCTACTAAGAGATTGATAACCTACTGCTGTGTTTTGTGTGCCTGTTGTATTAGCATCTAAAGATTGGCTACCCACTGCCACATTTCTAGCACCTGTAGTGTTTGCTCCAAGTGCATCCACACCGATAGCAACATTATTACTTGCACTATTACTTGGTGCATCTAAAGCATTAGAGCCAACAGCAACATTATTGCTTCCTGTAACTTGTCCTGCTGCTGAATAACCGATACCAACATTATTAGAGCCTGTAGCAACTTCCATTGCATATCTACCGACTGCTGTATTGGTATTTCCTGTTGTATTAGTTTTTAAAGCATCGCCACCAACCGCTACATTAGATGTACCTGTAGTGTTTGCTGTAAGTGCTGCATAACCAACTGCTGTGTTGTTTGATGCTGTTGTATTAGCATCTAAAGCAGCAGCACCTACCGCCACATTCTGAGTACCTGTAGTGTTTACTAAAAGTGAGTTATAACCAACTGCTGTGTTGTTGTTGGCTGTGGTATTAGCATTTAGAGCATTATTACCTACCGCTACATTTGAATTACCTGTAGTTACACTTGATAATGCTGAATCTCCTATTGCAACAGAATAGCCTGAACTTGTAGTCATAGCTCCAAGTGCGTTATATCCGATACCTACAGAATAACTAGCAGTTGTAGCTGCATCCATAGCATTAGCACCTACTGCTATATTTCTTGTACCTGTAGTGTTTGCTCCAAGTGCTGATTTACCGACTGCGGTGTTGTTATCTCCAGTATTAACATTTAATGCAATGCTTCCAACTGCTGTATTGTTTGAGCCTGTAGTGGTTGAAACTAGCGTTGTTCTACCGATAGCTGTATTATCACTACCAGTTGTTAAATCTCTAAGAGCATTAAATCCTAATGCACTATTGTTTCCACCGCTTGTTAAAGCTGTAAGAGCGTTACCACCTATAGCGGTATTATAGTTTCCACTAAGAGAACCATCATCTAAAGCAGCATCACCTAAAGCTACATTACCTGTACCAACAGGATAATTACCATCAAGTTTGATAGTTCCGCCATCTACAGAAACATTGGATGATGCAGTAAGAGTGGTAAAAGATCCCGCAGCAGCAGTAGTGCCACCAATGACAGAGCTGTCTATTACAGCTCCGTCTAGGTTCATCGCTACGGATGTACCAGTGGAGCTAAACAGCGCATCAAGATCGTCTAAATCATCGTTTAGTTTAGTACCCCAGGTATCGGTGGATGCACCGACCTCTGGTTTGGTTAGGTTTAGGTTAGTGGTATATGTATCTGCCATAAATCTTTATCCTTTAAGCTGCATCTTGTTCATCTAGTTCTGTCCATGGAGTGCTTGGATTGCTTAATGTTGTCCAAGTTGTACTTGTGGTTTGATCTGTCCATGTATCAGATGGAACAATTATATCATTCCAT